GCTTGTACACCCTTAACCTAGAAGTTCTTCTAACGTATTTGGTCCAGCAATACCATCAGGAGTTAAACCTTGTGCTGCTTGCCATATTTTAAGTGCTCGCTCAGTACCTGGACCAAACGAACCGTCAGCTTTAAGGCCTAATGCTTCTTGCATCATTTTTACACCAGCACCGCGTGAACCCTTACGCAATACACCAATGTCATCAACATCAGGTGCATCATCATTATCATTTAATGCGTCAAGTACAACAGGAGCACCAAGAACAGCCATTGCTTTTACATAACGAGCTTGGCGATCAGCTAAACCAATATTACCACCATTGATTTTTTTAGTCATACGTACTACATCATCAGTGTCTGCAATATCATTTAGATTGTTTGCATCCCAAAACCAGCATGCACTTTCAACAGCACCTTTTTCGGTTGCAACATAGCGTGAAGCTTTTTCAGCATCCATGCCGACTGACTTACCAAATCTTGTATAGTTCTCACGACCAGTAAGTTGTTTCAACCCACGACCACGGAACATCCATCCATCTCCTGGATTTACGTTACCCATTTTATATTTACGAAACTCATCTTGGTATACGTAGTTTGCAATCTTTTCTGGATTGCGAGCATACTCAGCAGCGTTACGTTTAGTTCCGCTTGTACCAAAATATCGGCCGAATACGGCGTTTAAAGCTTTCTCACTATAGTTTAGATTTTCAGATAAACTACGGAAGTTATTTGATTCGTGCGCACACTGAGAAATGAAATGCGCGATCCTTCGTTTAGAAGTAATGCCATACTTTGGCATGATGGCAGACAAGGCTTCGTGCCACGCTTTTACATCTTTGTTACCTGGTATTAGTTTCGCTAGTTCTGCTTCGTTTAGCATAGTGACTCCTATAGGTTTAACATTTCTTTTGTCATAATGTAATCTCTAACAAAATCAGATCGGACGATATCTTCCCATCCAAAATTAATGATATCAAAATTCTTAAGCTGTTCTACGATCGATATAAATTTATATATTCCTGATCTGTCATCGCTGTATTTAAAATCAGTTTGAACTGAATCTCCTGAAAAGATTATTCTTGAATTTTTTCCAACACGAGTTATTACTGAGTCGAGTTCGTGAAAGTTAAGGTTCTGCATTTCATCAACAAGAATAACGGCATTATCTATAGTCACGCCACGAATATATGATGTTGATTGAAATTCTATTCGTTTTGTGTTTATAGATTTATTCCATGACTCTTTACCACCAAATAGTTCATCACAAATTGCTTTGTACGGAGCAGTATAAACATCCTCTTTTTCTTCTTTAGTGCCAGGAATGAATCCCATGTCACGTGTGGGAACCATAGATCTAATTACGATTAACCTATCCTGTAATGTTTCAGCATCAAGAACGCATTCAAGTCCGAGATACATTCCCATGAAAGTTTTGCCTGTTCCGGCAGATCCAGTCAATATTAGGTTATCACCTTCATCCCAACTCTCGTAAGCTCTTGCTTGATTGTTAGTAAGAGGTTCATATTCCAATAGATCGTCAATTCGAACCTGTAGAGATCGGTGCGGCTTTGCCATTTTACGAGCCTTCATAGTTTAATTGTGTTCCCTTTACCAGAGCCTGCTTTGATTTGACCGAGACGATCTTTCCAACCATTATCAGTTTTGTTAATCATATTTCCTGTGCTAGTAACAAAATTTGGTGTGGAGAGCATCTGCTCTAATCCATATTCTTCGCACATTTCTTGTAATTCTTGATAAGAGCAACTTACTTCCCAAGGTTTACTATCTTTTACGTCACTTCGCTTTACTCGATAAATTGGCATTATAAATTCCTCACTTTTTTCTGCGTGTCGCCATAGACTCAGCAGTCTTTTTCCACTGTGCCCAAGCTACATCAACATTGTATCTATACATCACATTCCATTGCTTAGACATATTAGACCAAAGTTGAATGTGTTTTATTTCGGCCCTATTAGAAAGACAAACGAGTCTAAGCATAGTATCACCCATACTAATATCCTCAAGAATGTCGTAGTCTCGTTGGAAGAACCCAGCGTCTTCGGCGGTACGTTTTTCTTTTTTACCTTTGACCATATTTATCCCTTAATGATGCTAATCCACCTTGCACTCTAGATGGGTAATCTCCAATAAAAGTACCAGCAGTGAGTGTATCTATCGATAGATAATGTTTATGAAAGTGGTGTATATTCATCCAATCGTCAAGCATAACTGTAGACATGTTATCAAAAAACGAGTCAGAAAATATTGGATTATCTTCGACATAATAAGCATATGATGCCATAATATACCATGGCACCATCATACTAATGTTCTTGTCGAAGATAGCTTGAGCTTGAGTATCAAGCATCGTAGCTGTTGATGAAGTTTTCACCAGCCAATGTGATATATGCATAACCGTCTGATGCATGAATGTGACGAGAAATAAAACCAGCTTCTATAAGCTGCTCCATTTTACCACAATATGTTGCATATGATTTAGCGAAACCAGAAAGATCTTTACCGAAGTTGCTGACGTGAATTGGCTTACGCACACCGTGTTTTGCTTCTGAAGAAACTGCATTTTCAAGAATCTCACGCTGGATTTTTACGAGCTTTTTCATTTTGTTCTCTTTCTTGTTATCTTGTTTCTATAACCAGAATAATACATTTGAGAAGTCTTGTACACACTTATTTTCACTTTTTTGCAATTAAGCCGCAATAAAATTAAACCATTGTGGAATAGAACGCTTTGACCATACCATATTGAAGCGAGTTTGTTTAGTGTGATAGTATTCTTTATAAGATCGAACAGGATCACCCTCATGCATACATTGTGGTTCATGTTGCATAGCAAGAGGAAAGTCTGTATATAGATTAGACCATTTAATACCGCTAGGTGGTTTACTTAGTATATCACGTAGCTTAGTCTCTGTGGCGTGGATTTTTCCATAGCGATGAGTGTATTCTTCACACAGTGCTACAAAATGTTTATAGTGCCATTCATAATTAGCATTCGTCTGCATAGTCCATACAGTACACGGGTGACCATGATGTACTGCTTTATATAACAATTCTTCATATTGATGATTCTTATGAACCCAGTAATTAGACATACGCTTGCCTGATTTCGATGGGCGTTTTTCTACGTAGCCGTCAAGCATACGATGAGCAGTAGATAGCATTTGTGCTGACTCTACAATCATTTTTACTACATGCTTATCACATTGTAGTTGTGCCGCTTTTACTGGGCAAGTATCTAGTATAAAGATATTCATGTATTATCCCCTCCAACAGAGTATACTCTTATTATACCACGTTGGAGGGAAATGTAAACCCCTTATTAAGCTAAAGATTGATTAATGCGACTGTCAAGATAGACTTGTTTTGCTAAGATCTTTTGGTAAAGACTCTCCTTGCCACGTTGTTTAAGCTTTTCTGCATATTCGCGTAGCTCGGTGGAATCTTGGATTAAGCGGTCTAATTGAATTTTTGACATTCATATTTCCTTAATTTACAAAAGTTTATAATATCACTTTCTCATGACGAATCTTTCAACAACCCTGGAAAAGCTTCTTCCACGGCGGGTCGTGAAATTCCTTTAGGTGCTCGCTTGTTTGTCATATCAACAACCAGAGCAGCATCCTTTGGATGAATTCCTTCGATGATTTCAAAGAAAATTCTCTCTCTTTTATATGCAGGCATAACGTCGTGTTGCGTACCCTTTACAAAGTATACAAAACGCTTATGCTCTTTAATTAGATTTTTTGGTGCGCTGTAGTCCTCTCCTGGAGTGTATGGAGGATCGCCAGGGGGTAACGCAAACTCTACGGTGGAATCCATCGATCCTCGTAGTATATCTTTAAGTGCCCAAGTTTCGTTTGCTTGTAGTACAGCAACAACTTCGGCTTTCGATCTTTTTCTTCGTGCTTCGTCTAGCACTTCATGAATCATTTTGGGGTAGCTATCAGCCATCTTTCACCTCACTATGTTTTTATTTATAACTTTATCTTTACGTGTTTTGAATGTATTTTACATCCTATGAACTCGTTATAGTAATCATCACTAAGTAATACATCATATTGAAACTGTAGCTTTGCTTCATAGTATGAGCATTCACCTTTACTTATGCATAATCTTAGTATCTCTTTATGGTAGTTGTCTATACCCTTTTGCTCAATGAGCTTCTGTACGGCTACGCTGGAGCCCGTGTACGTGTACCAGTCAGACATAATGCGAGTCTTTACACGCCTCTTCCTTGTCTTAGTAACCGGTAAGATTTTCGGTTTCCAGAAGAATTTCTTGCCTATGTATTTTTTACCGGTATCTAATTCGGTAATACAATAGACAAAGCCCTGATAATCCTCAAGATCATCAGGGCCAAGTTCAAAGTTTTTGTTTTCATATAACCACATAAGGCTATCTATACTAGTATTCGTCTGAGTCCATATCCATAGCATTAGTGATATTACCACAGAATGGACAATAGTCTGGTGCCATCTCAGACTCGCTTTCTACTTCACAATCTTCATCACAAAAACTACATTCAATTTCGTACTTACTCATTAATTATGCCTCACAACTTGCGCAGTTCATAATGTCCCGTACCAACTCTTGAGCTGGATTAGCAGAACGTTGATAGTAAAAGGTCTTGACTCCAAGCTTCCAACCTTCGATGATAAGAGCATTCACATCTTTTGCAGATACGTCTGGATGTATCATGATATTCAATGATTGCGCTTGATCTATATATTTCTGTCTGGCAGCGGCTTGTTGGACAATAACTAATGGTGTGATTTCACTAAATGTTTTAAACACACTTTTTTCGTGTTCAGTTAAGAAATCAAGATGCTGTACGGAGCCACCACGTTTTAGTATCGACGTCCAAGTAACTTCATCATCTTTACCATATGATTCTAATACAGTTTTTAGATATGGGTTTCGATAAGTAAACTTACCTTTGGCCAGATCCTTTGTAAAGTAGTTAGATGCCAGCGGTTCGATAGATGGGCTAACTTGTCCTAAAATGAAGCTGGATGATGTCGTAGGAGCCACAGCAGTCCGCGTGAGGTTGCGTTGTCCATAACCTAACATTCCAACAGGCTCTCCATATTCAATCGCCAATTCCTCAGAAGCTTCTAAGGATTTTTCATCGATGAATTTAGAAATCTTTGTTGCGGTCATATGTGCTTCAAATGATTCGAACGAAATAGACTTTGACTGCAAATACGAATGCCATCCAAGTTGACCTAAACCGAGAGCTCGCCACTTCATAGCAAAGTGACGGGCCGAATCCATAAACTTAATGCCATCGGTCTTTTCAATGTATTCTTCCATAACTGCATCAAGAAACCAAATCATAGTTTCTACGGCATCAGTTTCCATCCACTCGTCTGCGGTTAGAAGATTCATTGATGCTAGGTTACATACAAATGATTCATCTTCATTAGCAGGCAGACATATCTCTGAGCATAAGTTAGATGCCCAAATATTGATGCCCTCATCTTTAAGAACTTGTGGCTTGTTATTATTTACTGTATCCTTAAAGAACAAATAAGGATAACCACTCTCACGACGCTTGCGAAGTATCCGAGCCCACACCGTGCGCTTATCATTATCTCCTTCAATCATATCCTGCATCCATTCGTCACTAATTGTGACGCCAAGACTTAAGTTAATAATAGAAGAACCTTCTTCACGTGCATCCAGAAATTCCATAATGTCCGGTGATTCTATATCAAGATATGCAGCAAATGAACCACGTCGAACATTGCCTTGTGCAACAACATCTACAGTAGTTTCAGTTAAGTTCATAAAGTGTACAGGACCGTCTGCCGTACCACCAGATTTAATAGGAGTGCCACGTGGGCGCAGAGCACCAAAGTAACCAGAAGTTCCGGCACCCATTTTAGTTTGCATGCCAACTTCTGCTACCTTCGTTAGAATAGATTCCATATCATCATTAATGAATACACCATTGCATGAGATAGGTAATCCCTTCTTAGTTCCAAAATTTGACCACACCGGAGACGATAGGCTATAAAACCCTCGACTCATATAATCATAAAACTTATCGGCAAAACCTTCTTTATCCAAGATGGTTTCTGCTGTCTGTGCAATACCACGCACACGTTCCTCGGCGGTCATGTTACCGTCGATATATCCACGACTTAGGAAGAGTCGTGAGTCGTCATTGAGCCAATCGAATGCCATCATATACTCCTTTAAAATAAATCATCTACGCTAATGCCTTTGCCTTTCGCGTATTCAACAGGCCGCTTCTGAAAGAAGTCTGTCATGTTTGCGCCATACAATTCTTCATCAAACCAAAACGTTTCGTCTGATAAGGCTTTGTCATACACAATTTCACTGTTATCAAATCCAATTGATTCAATTGATTCTGCCATACGTTTGGCTATAAATGCTTTAAGAATATCAGCACTTAGGCCTGGAGCAGAATGTCCGTCCATAATCCAATCAATTACTTTACTCTCTGCCTTTAATGCTTCGATGCACTCTTCTTGTACACGCTCCTGTAGTTCTGCATCAAATAATTCTGGATACTCCTCACGTAGTGTCTGGATCAGCTTAATGCCTACCTGAGCATGAAGCATCTCTTCGTTACGTGTATATTGTACTTGTTGAGCACAATCTTTCATTACTGCCTTATTACGATTAAGGTGCATAATGATATAGAATTGACTAAACAAAGATACATTTTCAACAAACAATGTAAACAACATAATAGAATAGATATATTGTTTTTTGTCATCAGCATATACTTTTTTATTGTACTTACGTAGATAGTCAACACGTCCTTTAATCACATCAACGTTTAAGTTCTCTTCAAATACGTGTGTGAGATGTAATACATCTAGGATTTTTTCATAGGCCATATTGTGAATGACTTCTGAATTGGCCATAGCATAGCCAAGATCCTTGATTGATGGATGTGGTAAATGATTTCCAACATCCGCCCAAAACGATTTTACTGCTATTTCAATTTGGCCAATTGCACTCATAGTCTTAACAACGACTTCTTGTTCAGCCGGAGTTAGATCTGTTTTAAACTGCGAATAGTCTGACCTAAAATTAAATTCGTCCGGTGTCCAAAACCCCTTCCAAATTGCTTCGATGAACTGCTTCGTCCACGGATACAAGTCGGGTTTTCGTGCAATTTGTTCTTCAAATAGCATTCGTATCTCCAAATTTTATGTGATTTCTTTTTACATATGGTGTACTATATATTAGAAATAGTACTCTGTACATCGAATAATAGTCAATATGTCACAACATATTTTATATTTTATTCACCTATTTGAGTAATAGATTTTTCATAGTACGCAATGATTTCTTTTTGCTGTAGAACATATCTACGCAAATCATTAATCCCGATCGCAAGGTTTTCATAGCCCTTTGGCGTAATAGCAATGAATGCAGGAACGCCTCCTACAGCTTCAACCCTAACAATAAACTCATCAAGATTATCTTCATTAACTACAAACCATTCAACGTCCGGCATGTCAACCGGTTTCGGTGGTTCTTGTAATGCAATATTTGGTGTGACGTATTCAGTCTTCGTTACTATCTCGGGGATCAACATCCCGCTCAGGCACCCGCTCAGCGTCATCGTTAGGGTCAATAGGAGTAGTATCTTCCAAAATTTGCTTAATGAGTCTGTCAACACCGCGGTTTATCCTCTTCTCTAAATCAGCCGGATCAGCAAGTGCTTCCCGCGTGATATCAATTTCACTAAACCGCTTTCTAAGTTTGCCTAAACCTTCTTCAGATTTTTGCAAGGCTTTTTGCAGTTCTCTATTATTAGTTTCTTGCTGCTCAGCTTCTTTTTCTAATGTGTCTATAGTATTATTTAATGTGTCAGTTGCATTTTGAAGTACAAGATTATTAGCGCTCAGAGTAGCAATCTTCTCCTGAGTGTCCTCATAATACCATTTAGCTCCATAAAGAACAGATCCCATAGTACCTATAACAAATAGAAAGATATAAACTCTAATCATCCATATACTTTCTAAACCTCTTTAGAAGTCTTGGTTGTCTGTGTAGCCCTCGTCTCCTGTCAACTATTACAATACCCTGTGGATTTGATCCGGCGCCTGCAACTGAAGTTGTAGAAGTCCCTGGTACTTCTTCCACTTTAAATTTCTTATCAGGAGTGCTAAAGTTCTTTTTGCGCATAATAGTTTTTGCGTACATCTCTAACTCCTTCTTCTTTGGATTCCAATTAAGTACAAACGGAATATTAACATCAGATGCCAAATCGCTCATGACGCCTTCTGCATCATCGCCCATTCTAGCAATAGGTTTACCCCATTTTACATATTCTTTTTTAAACAAAACTGCTAACTCTTTAACAGTAATTTGTTTCTTATTACGGATATCGTTTACACGATCTAAGAAATGCTTAGTGAATTCTACGTCCATGCCTATTCTAGCAAAGACTTTATCTAAAACCTTTTCCAGCGCATTCAACTGAAGCTTAGTGACTTTATCTTCGTTTAGCTTATAAGGTACCATAGCCATGTTATTTAATCAACTCCATAGAAGATACATATATCTCTTGATTTGTATTTATATGTAGAGCAGTGTAGATATCAATACCATTTACATTTCCAATTGGGAATGTATCTTCTGATATACGAATCTTATCATTGCGTTTGACTACTTCTTCACACGTCAGATTTATAGCTTTATCATTAACAACACGGTATGTTCCGGGCGATAGCTGTTTATTTTCTAACATAAACCACTCGCTTTGTTCAAACAATACCATAGTATCATCTTTGTTGTACTCTACAATTATCTTATTAATGCTGGAATCTGATAGCCCAAATTTCTCTTTAAGTAAAAATAAGGCTGAAGCATATGAACCAATTTTACCACCCGGGATAAGTTTCTTGATGTTGAATACCATCCGCATGAACGGTGTTACAGCATCTCGCTCTTCAGATGTTTTTGATTTTCTTAACCTTTTGCCTTTGTCATCAATAAGACCTAACTCAAAAGCTTTAGTCTTGTCAAACGGCGTAACAAGCAATTTCAAAAAACGGAAGGTATAGACAAGATCTGCCGATTTCTTTAGGATACCCATTATATTTTCCTTAGTGCCTCTACTACGTTCTTATTCATATGAATCTCTGCGTACTTCGTATTTTCTATATATCGTAAGAAGATCAAAAAAGGCTTTATAACTGGCCAATGTTCATCATCAAGTTTTAATTCTAAGATCTTACAAGCTGGTTGAGGACCAAATACATTAAAGATAACGATAAGATGATTTAGAATTAATCTATCTGGTAAATCTTTTGCCTGTAGATACTTATTAACCAGTCGTTTTACGTAAGTAAACCTTTTCAGATCTTCATAAAAGTCCTCTGAGCTTGCACCCAGAGGATTATGATAATGCTTCGCTGCAAACAGCATAACATTATGTTCGTTTATATTTTCAAAATTCATTATATTCTCATAAGCTATGTTTCAAACTTATTTATGTAATTACTCAGTGACTGTTTTCAATTCAGCAAGAAGTGCAGTTTTTGATTTTCTACGATCAAGCTCAACTCCATGTTGACGCCCTACAGCTTCTAGTTGAGTCTTAGACATATCATCAAGAGCCATATTGTTTTGTGGTGCTTCGTTTAATTGTTGCACTATAACTTCCTCTACTATAGGTGTAGGAATTGGAGCCGGTGCCGATACAGGCGCAATAACTCCGTTATATACATCGATATCTCTTTGCGACATACGTTGCGATTTAAGTAGCTCACCGGTACGAGGCTCTTGCCAACCATTTACGGTCGGCATAGCATTCTTCGCCCAGCTTGGTGGTTTAATTGGCATTTATGTTGTTCCTTTCACTGGATTGATAATAGCTTTATCACCCTTCATGTTGTCACCATTACGTGCAGCAGCTTTTGGACCAACTCGGCCGGCTGCGGCTGCGTCTTTATGACCTTTTTCTTCGGTGTCGTTAACTTCTGCTTTATGGTCCATCCGCATTTTCTTTGCAGTAACCGAATCTTTCGAGTCGATCTCTTCACCAGGTGCGCCAATTTTACCGTTCGCCCCGGCGTGCGCCGCTTTTTCCCACATTTGCATCATAGCCTGGCGCATACCTGACTGAACGCCTACGTATGTTTCTTTGATATGTGTTTCAAGACTTTCAAGCTCGGTAGACTCTTTAGTAGCTTCTTCCTGGCTTTTATCAGCATCCATTTTCTGAGTAGGTTTA